TGAAGACTGTCCACCAAAGATTGCTGAGTCAATCACAGAGTTCTTTGACCAAACAGAGAACACAGATGGTGAGTATGCTTACCTATTCAATAATGGTGAGTGGACTTGCTATGATATGGGTGGATATGGCAGCAGAGAAAAGGGTACTATACTCGACATCCCTGCTGAATACCCAGTTAGAGAGACAGTTTAAGAACTGTCACATCCGAGGTTGTATCACGATGTAAAACTGCTATAATACATTTGTTGAGGGATATACGGTTCTACTGCCCCGATTAAGTTTGGGGGTTCAGGTGTAAGCGATTCCCAGTAGGTAAATTTGGGCAGCATGGGTGAAACCCAGATCATTGCCCCGTTCTCTCAACACTTTTTTGTGGTATGACTTAGTACCTGTAATTAGACTCAGTAAATGGGTTAGGATCAGGTGAAGCACCTCTTGAGCATACCACTTCATGCCCTGTTGGTACAATCGTACTATCGTTGGGGAGCGATACCTTATCATTCGTAATGAGTGGGAACATTATGTAATTGAATGGTAAGAAGTACGATAGTGGTTCAATTCCACTTAGGGTAATTGGGGATCACCCCATATTGTAAACTGACTATTTTATTATGTCACCTAATTTTGCTGAGTTCCTACTTGATACTGCCAACAATGGCAATGAAATTTTAGCAGTCCTTGACGACATTGCTGAAGTTGTAGAGACAGAAGGAACCGATCTGTAAACTGTCACATGACCCCTTCACAGGGGTCTTTTTTTCTCTATAATAAGAACATCAACAAAGGAGTTTCCCAATGCCTACAGTATTAACAAGAGAAGAAAGAGACAAGGTAATTGGCAGTCTTCAAGAGAATGTACTTAAGTGGACTGAGCAATTATGTGATTCACTTGCTGAGAATTACAAGATGTATCACAGAAGAATGATTGAATCAAATGCTGCAAGATTCAATGCTGATGGAGAGAGACAAGACCTATCACGCTACGCACAACAGCAATTAGATGCCTTAAACAATGGTACATTCAAAGGAATGAAGTTTACCATAGAGACAGGTAGAAAGTACCATAAGATCATTTCAAACGATTGGGATGACCGTAGAGAAGAGTGGAGAAGTGGTGGAGTTCACGCATTTGTGAACAAGCATACAGGTGAAGTCTACAAACCTGCAAGTTGGAAGTCTCCAGCAAAGCACGTTAGATATGATTTAAGAATCATCAATCAGCGTGATTATGTACTTGATCCACGCAACTGCGGATGGGCAGGTGGTTATCTCTACATGAGATAATCACTATTATAAACAATTAAGGAGGATTAAATGTTACACCTTGTCGCATTAGCACTAATATGTGCTATAATATCAGCAATGATTGTTCTCACAGTCTACAATCCCCATCATCATTAAAATGATCTCAACCACAGTTTCCTTCAAACCAATTACAAACAGAGTTAGGGCAGGAAAGCGTGGTAAGCATATCATGTGTCCTAATTGTAGAACAATTCGTAAAGTTTATCATTTTAACTTTTCAGGATTGACATGCCCACATTGTAGAGAATCATTTGACAAATTATCATGGAGTGTGGAACAATGAGTAATAATATGACTGGAATTCAAAAACTGTTGTTTATTTCTTCATTCTTATGGACACTACATTGGGGAACAAGAGTCGTATCTATCGTAGTGGATACGGTTATTCTAAACGCAGGTGTGAGAGTGTTACCAACTGGTTTTTAAACACTTTCCTACCTAGACATCATATTGATGTGACTGTCACTCATAGAGGGTTGATTAGAGAAGATGCTATGGGTTTCTGTGATTGGATAGGTACTTCACATAAACCTAGAGATTTTGAGATACAGTTACAATCTAATATGGATTCTAAAATGTATATTGAAACTCTATTACATGAGTTAGTACATTTGAGACAATGGGTTCATGGTACATTGACCATGAAGAGTGGTAAGTTTGTATGGAAAGGTGAGGATATACATCATATTGATTATATGAATCAACCTCACGAAATAGAAGCATTTAGAGAAGAAGGTATTCTATACCGTAGATACATGAAAGAAGTTCATAATGTGACAGTTCAAGAACCGACACAATATTTCCCCAATAGATTAACTCAACCACTATAATGGAGTTATGAAAAACACTCACATTGAACATCCTGAAGATGCTATTCTTACAGGAGATTTATCTGTCTTAGATTGGTTTTGTTCCATGAAGGGAGCAAAGGCATCACTTAAGATGGATGGTGCACCAGCAATAGTATGGGGAACTAACCCTACTACTGGTAACTTCTTTGTTGGTACTAAGAGTGTATTCAACAAGAAAAAGATTAAGATTAATGAGACACATGAGGATATAGAGCGTAATCATCCTGATGAGGATCTATCAGAAAAATTACATACATGTCTTGACTGTCTACCACGCACCGATGAGATATATCAGGGTGACTTCATTGGTTATGGTGGAGATCATACATTTCAACCTAACACATTGGTCTATTCATTTCCTGATGTGATAGAGCATGATATTATCATAGCACCTCATACTGTTTATGACTGTCCAACTGGTAAACTTAGTGAGGCAATCGCTAGTAGTTTAGATCACAATTTACCTGATGATCCTACAGTATTATTTGTTAGACCTAATGTAGAGTTTGGTATTACTACTCCTATCATTGAGCGTTGTAAGTTTGCAAAACAAATGGCACAACTTGTCACATTTACTGATGATAAGGGAGCAAGAGAACTTAAGAAGAAATTGAACCAATGTATTCGTGAAGGTATTGATGTAGGTTATGATAATAACCTTATAGACTTTTGGAAGTTGGTACAATCTATCAAGCATGACTTCATGGAACTATTCGTACATGATGCTGAGTTTGCTACATTTTTAGGTCATTCTGATGGTATAGATCAGGTTGATGGTGAGGGTTATGTCATGTGGAACAGTATTGGAACTTATAAATTAGTTGATAGAGACATGTTCTCTCACGCAAATTTTAATCAAAGTCAATTTGGGAGGGTCTAATGGAACCAATAGAACTTACAATCAACCTGACTGAGGCAGTAGAGGATCTACAACTGGGTTTAACTAAAGAACAGGTTGAATACATTGCTAATGATATTAAGCGAGGATGGGACTTCTCCCACATATATGAGGAAATTGAAGTAAAGGTTGAAGAATCTGCAAGGTATGCTAACATTACATTATCCACTTGATTACCACAATGACACAATTCTCTGAAAAAACTATTAGCAAACTTGCTGATACATTGGTTGAAGATGTAATTGATTACATTATGGAAGATGATAGACTCAATGAGTTCTATCTTGAGGTGATAGGTGACGCTGTATGCGATAAGATAGGAACTAAGAATCCTGATGGTACATGTTCTATTGATGGTGGAATATCGGCAGAATTGATTATTGAGATAGCAAGTAGAATACAATTAATAAGCACCCCTGATGTGAGATATAGAAATACAGGTGCTATTGATGATATAATATCATTCTTCAAAAGCAAGAAGAAAGAGACAGTTTGATAAGTGTCACATGACCCCTTCACTAGGGGTCATTCTATCGTTATAATAGAAGAGTAAACAAGGGAACAACCCATGAAAATTTCTTCTAAAGACGGTAACATGGTTGTTGACTTCTATCCTGTTAAAGATTGGGATGGTACAGTAATCACCACTCACATGCTAAAAGTATTATCTTTTAGAGGTGATACACAAAAGAAAATGTTAATATCTCGTGATGAGTTTTATTATCAAGTAAGAGAATATATTAAAGAATGTAAGTATAAAGTAACAAACGAATTTATGCCAGCACAATTTATATCTAAAGAGGTGATATTATGAGGTATTCTGTACATTGTCCGTCTGCACCTTACGAAAATAGTTCTTTCATTAACCTCGAAGATTGTTGGGGTTTATGTTTAGATTTATCAGAAGAATATGGTTATGCAGAAGTAAGACATGGAAATTGTGTCTTAGGTTCTTATACAAATGGAGGTTAATTATGAAACTATTAGTAACACAAATTGAGTTCGATTTTGATGATGAAAGTTATGGTTATGACCCTCTAACTTTGGATCAACAAAATAACATTATAGAACAGGCAATCGGTATCTGGGAAGTTGATAACGAAGATGAATTAGTTGATAAGATAAGTGATACTTTAGGATGGTGTATTAAGAAAATAGATTATACATCAAATTTACTACATTCACTCACAAGTTATCTTTAAGGAGGTCTAATCATGTTTAATTCATTACAAGAATTTGTTGACTATGTGTGGGCATTTTATAACCCACAATCCGAACTTTACCCTATTAAAGGTTTAACTAAGAAAGATATATTAGAAGCATTTAATACTTATGTTGAGAGATTTGAGAAGGGAGATATAGAATATGTTCATTATTCTTGGGGTGGTGGTGATAGTTTAGATAGAGAAAGAGTAAGAGATATTATACTTGAGCAACCACAATTCACCTTTGGAGGTTAACAACAATGACCAAACAATCATTCATTCCAGATGTTAAAGAGGACTTAAATAGACCTCACAATATAACACTAACTGAAGGACAAATCTCTACGATTCTTTACATCATGGAGGGATATTTACAAGGATCAGATGATAATGAGGATACACAATTTACAAATGATTGTGATAACATATTCAAAGAATTAGAAGGAGTTGTTGATACATATTATAACACAGAAGAGGATTAAAATGATATTAAACCTTTCACCATTTCAGGCATATATTGTTAAGAACTCTCTAAGATCTTACAATACTGAGTTATTAACTTCTTCCCATGATTGGAAAGAGTTTGATAATATCTTCGAGCAAATTGCCGATCTAAGTGATACGAGTCGCGCAACGATTTTTGATAATGACCCTTATGAATCACCTGCATTTGAGTATAAACAATCAAAAAGGATTAAACATGGTAAAGATTTAGATAGTCTGTAATTCGTCATTTTAATATATACTCTGTATAGGTTGTTCGAGAAGTTATATATTACTTTAAAGGGATATAATATTTACAATAGAATAATAACAACTGACGCGAGTAAAGTGTCCTTATAGTGTAGGATACACAAAGCATTTATGAGAAAACTTGAAAGACAAATGAACTTCGCAGTTAGCAACAAAGGCAACTGGTCAGGTTCAAATACTCAAGTTAACTACAACTCAAACACAAATTGCAGCAGTATCTATCTACATGGTCATTTAATTGCAACCTATGATCATAATCTAAAAGCAGTTAAATTGTCTTCCTGTGGTTATCAAACAAACACCACAAAATCAAGACTAAATGCTATTTTAGAAGAGGTTAAATACGGTTGTAAAGTATTCCAGAAAAACTTTAATTGGTTCGTAAGTTATAACGACCAAACACGTAATTTCTGGGATGGGATGATACTTATAGATGCAGATTCCCTAGAGGTGGCATAACACTTGCCCCTCTTTTTTCTGTCCTTAATTATTACTTACCATGCGTACATTAACTACAACTGAATACAACGAAGTTTGCAAGAGTTATGCACAATTTGGGAGCAAACTATTTGATGAAATGTTTATAGGTTATGATGACAATTCAGTCTCATATCTTTATAACGAAGATTACTATTCTGTTCCTGAAGATGATGAAATAGTGGTCGAAAATTCAGGTCGTACATATACATTTAATGCAGGAGGATTAGTGAAATGAAATATATTTTATGTGGTGTAATTGCGTTCCTTTTATATAACTCACCAGATGCAAGAAACGCAACTGGTGAGATACTTAGACAGGGTGCAGATTTACTCCAAACTAATAACAATTCACCCCAAATCCAACGAGGTTATTAACAATGAACCATGACAATGAGTATCACGAAAGTATTAATTATGGTAATCAATT